ATCGGCGCCGTGAACGGCCACGACACCGCGGCGGTAATCCGGATGCTGATGGGCGACCGGGCGGTTCGGTTGGCTGACGTCCCGACGATGATTCAGCCGGTGCGTGTCTCTGCGGGGGAACTCGCAGCGTCACTTTTGCGTGAGTCAAGATGGCTCGACGGGTTCGACGGAAGGTAAACAAATGGCTCTCACATCAGCAGAAATCGCGCTCGCCAAAAGCGGCATCATGAATCTCTTGCATCCGTATGTCGCCGATGTGGACGACATTCGGTCTCTGCTGTTCAAGAAAGAGGCGACCTACGTCAAGGTACTCGCCGACGCGACGGCTGCGACGGTGACGGCGATCACACCGTGCTACCGGTTCCCGACCGCGTACAAGATCACCGCGATCAACATCTTGCCGGCGACCACGGCAGCGGCGGACGCCACGAACTACGCGACGATCCTGTTCGCGACCGAAGACGGCGCGGCGGGTACCCCGGTCGCAGTCGGCAACCGCACCACGGCGACGGTCGCGTTGACCGAGACCACGACCGCGGCGGTCACGCTGTCCGGCACGGTCACGGGCGCGGCGGGTGACATCCTGACGGTCCAGATCACCAAAGCAGGGACGGGCGTGGCCATTCCGGCCTGCACGTTTCAGGTCGATTACGAGGTCATGTGAAGCTGAGTTCGGTCGCGCTCCCGTCCGGCACGCCGCAAGTCATGCGCGGGTCGGGCGGGTATCTGTCTGACAAGCTCTATGATCTGACCTACGACACGCAGCGGCAGCTGATCAGCGTGCGCGAGCGTTCGACCGGCGCGACGCAATTGATTCACCCGGCCGGGTGCGTGATGGTGCCGGTGGACGACATACCGAGGAAGCCCACGAAGTGAGCGCATTGGCTGACATCATCGACGAGCTACGCGAGCGCGGGTTGCTGGACCGCGTGACGTGCGTTGCCGTGGGTGATGCGAGCGTGACGATGTTGCAGACGGCCCGCGACACGACCCCCGCGCCGGTCGACCCTGACAAGCTGGCGGCGGCGCGCGCTCAAGAGTACGTCGCACTGCAATACGGGGATGAGGGCTGATGCGCGCCCCCGCGTCCGATGTTCGGTGGTGGCTACCCGACGCAGAGGGCAAGCGCTTCCGGCGCATGAATGCGCTGTGGAGCAACATGGCCACCGCAAGCTCCACGCGGCGCGCGGCGTACGAGCATCACCTGCGGCTGTACTCCACGGACGAATGGCGCGCGGTGTTCGGCGGCAGCAACCGAGCGCTTGCGACGCAGACGCTCGCACGCGGCAAGGGCAGGTTGACCCGCAATGTGGTCCGCAACGTCATCAATGCGTACGTGTCGATGATGTGCCGCAGCCGGCAACACCTGAACTTCATGACGGACGGCGGGGACTACCGGCTCCGGCTCAAGGCGAAGCGCAAAGAGCGCTATGTGCTTTCGATCATCCGCATGGACGACGGACACGGGCTCAAGCAGCGCATGATCAAGAACGCCGGCATCTTTGGTTCCGGGTACATCTTCGTGGGCCGTGACTACGTGCGCAAGCGTCCCGTGCTCGAGCGCGTTGCGCCTGGCGAAATCAGCGTTGACCCGGCCGAGGCGGTGCGTGGCGAGCCGCGGAGCTTCTACCGCGAGCGCGCGATCGACCGTGACGTTTTGAAAGGCATGTGCTCCGAGCAGGACGACGCCGATGACTTGTGCAAGATCATCGACGACGCGCCGGAGGCGAGCGGTTACTACCAGGCGGGGAATCAAGTCACGCTGCGCGAGGCGTGGCACCTGCCATCGTACCCGGGCGCGGATGACGGCTTGCACGTCGCGACGCTGGAGAACGGCGACTTGTGGGAGAGCGCTTACAATTGGGACGCCCCACCTTGGATCAAGTTTGACCACGAGCCGGAGCCGTTCGGTTACGAGGGTTGCGGGCTCGCTAGCGAATGCGCGCCGACGCAGTTGGAAGTCAACGTCGTGCTACGCACGCTGCAAGAGAACCATTGGAACGGCGGAAATCTCAAGGTGTTCGTGGACAAGGGCGCCGGCGTGTCGCGTGCGGCGATATCCAACGACCTGAAGGTTCCGATCATCGAATACAGCGGCAGCCCGCCCGTGATGATGGCGAACGACATCGCGAGCCCGCAGTTGTTTCAGTACTTGGAATCGCTCGAGGCCGCGTGCTACCAGGTCGCCGGAATCTCGCAACTGAACGCGCAGAGTCAGACGCCGGGCGCGACGATGAGCGGGCGCGCTCGGCTCGCGAGCGACCGCAACGAAAGCCAGCGCTTTCTGGCGGCGGTGCGCCGGCTTGACACGGCTTGGGAACAGCTTGGCGTCCGCATCATGGAAGCGGCACAGGACATTTATGACGCCGTAGGCGATTCCAAGGTCATGCACCACGGAAGCAACCGCGTGGTGCCCGTGAGTCTGAAAGACGTCGTGGATACGGACGGTGATGAAGGCCAGTTTGACGTTCAGGTGTGGACGTCATCGCTCGCGCACAAGGAGCCCGCGGCACAAATCGAGTATGTCGAAAGCCTGATAGCGGCCGGGTTCGCGAAGCCAAACGACGCATTTAAGATCATCGACGTACCCGACGCGCGGCATCTTGCCGACTCCCGCATGTCCGCAGAGAACGCGATCGAGCACGCGATCAGCCGCATATTGGATGACGGCGAATGGGTGCAGCCGGTGTCGGAAATGGACCTCGCGCTTGCGAAGGACCTCGCGCTGCAGGAGATCGCGAACCAATCGCTGGTAATGAAGACGCCATCAGAGCACGTCGACATGCTCCGAGACTTCTACGCGCAGGTCGTCGACCTCGAGATGGAAGCCAACCCACCCGCGCCGGCGCCTATGGCAGCCCCTCCCCTCCAAGAGCCAGGGGCGCCGGCACCTATTCCCCCTGAAATGGTAGCCGCATGAGCGACGAGACCACACCAGCCGCAGCCGAACCCACCGCACCCGCGCCGAACCCGAGCGAGGGCTCTGGCGGGCTTGACCTGCAAGGGTACCTGGACGCTAAGCGCGCGGCCCGCGGCGAGCCTGCTGCGGCTGAGGCGCCGGAACCGGCCGAGGCGGCCGAGCCCGAAGCCGAAGCCACGGAGCCCGCCGAGCCGTCGCGCGACGTGCTTGACCTGTTGCTCGACGACGCGGCGACGTTGACGCCGGAGCAGCTCGCCGAAGCGACGACGATCAATCGCAAGATGAGGCGCGAGCAGCGCAAGCAGGCGCGGCGAATCGAGCGGCGGGAGTCTGAGATAGCCGAGCGCGAGAAGACCCTGGCCGAGAATCTAGATCTGCTCAAGTCTGACGCTGCCGCGTTCATGGACCGGCACGGGTTCGACATCCGCAAATGGGCGCTGAGCGAGGTCGAACGCGAGACCGCCACGCCGGAGCAGAAGCGGATCGCCGAACTCGAGGCGAAGATTGCGGCGCTCGCGGAGCAGAAGCCCGAGCCGGACACCGACGCGGGCCGAGCCGAGGACACCCGCGCGCTAGCCGCGCATTTCGAGGACCACGTTGACGACTACGCCAGCTTGGCCCAATACGAAGTTGACGACGTCGCGGAAGCGGCGTGCCAAGAGCTATACTCGTATCACGAGAAGACCGGGCGTGTGTTGACTGCAGAGCAAGTCCTGCGGCGCGTGGCACGTCGGGCCGAAATCGAGAGCGAGCTAGAGACCGAGACAGACGCAGAGCCCCGGAAGCCGGAAACGGCGGAGCCAGGTGGAGCGGTAGACAGAAAACCCCCACCAACAGCTACCAACCGGGCCGCGTCCGCACGAACGCGCGCAAGCACGGCCGCTGCTACTCCCGCCGAGCGGAAGCAGCGAGCCCGAGAGCTTGCGGCGCAAATGCTGAACGGCTCCTAATCGAGCCCGCCACATTGGCCGGCTCACCAGGAGTGAGTCATGGCAGAAATCACCAAGGCGCTTTGTGACGCCATTCTCAAAGAGGACTACGGTCCGGACGGTGTTGGCAACACCGCATACGAAGACAACGCATGGTTCGGCATGATGCCGAAGCACAAGACCAAGGGGAAGCACTATGACTTCCCGGTCCAGTACGGCTACGCGAGCAACGCAAGCCACACCGCGTCCACCGCGCTGAACAAGACCAACACGGTCCAGTTCGTGGAGTTCAACGTCACGACCGTTGGCGACTACGATGCGAAGTCCATCGCGCTGCAGACGCTCGCGGAGGCGACCGATGAAGGTGCGTTCGTCGACGCCCTGCGGAACACGGTCGACTCGCTCATCAAGGCGCTGTCGAACCGCGCAGGTCAGCACGCATTCGGCAACCGTGGCGCTGCTCTCGGGCAGGTCGCAAGCGTGTCCACGACGGCGGTCGTCCTGTCGAACATCGACGACGTGACCAATTTCGAGGTCGGCATGGAGATCGCGTCGTCCGAGGCGGACGGGCTCACGGGCTCGCTGCAGACGGGCACCGCGACCATCACGGCGATCGACCGGGCAACGGGCACGCTCACCACGGATAGCAACTGGACGGCTCAGATCGCATCGCTCGACGCGGACGACTACCTCTTCGCTTCCGGAGACTTCGGCATCGGCCGAGCCGGTCTGTCGGACTGGTGTCCCGTCACACGCACCGGGCTGGGCACCGCGTTCTACGGCGCGACCCGCTCCGTCGACGAGACCCGCCTCGCAGGGCAGGTCGTCACGGGGACCGGAATCCCGATCAGCCACGGCATCCGCAAGGGCGCAGCCGTGACGGGTCGAGAGGAAGGCAAGCCCGACACCGCGCTCATGTCGTTCGAGACGTACAACGATCTTGTGACGGAGCTCGACGCCAAGGTCCAATACTGCAAGACGGACAGCAAGGGCATGGACGCTTCGATCGGGTTCGACGGGATTTCGATCGCCGGCGGCCGTGGCAAGATCGAATGCTACCCGGACCGCAGCTGCCCGAGCAACCGCATCTACCTCGTCAAGAAGGACGCATGGAAGGCGATCCATTCGCAGGCCACGCCGATCAAGATCATGGACGAAGACGGTGGGATGCTGTCGCGTGAGGCGAGCTCGTTCGGGTTCGACGTGCGCGGCTCGAGCCTGCTCAACTTCGCCTGCACGAAGCCGGCGAGCAACTGCGTGGTGAGCATCTGATGGCTGACCGCGGCGCACCCGCGTATCCGGTTCGGGGGTCAAACCCCGAACTGGAGATCGTGGTGGGTTCATTCGAGACGGACGGCACCGGCGCCCCCGTCAATACCGTTGGTGTTGGCTGGAGCA